CCATCGATATCAACTGGTGGAGCGGCAATGATTGCCATGATGAAGCAAGTGGTAGCAGCTAGAAGTGCCGGGATCATCAACGTTCCAAACCAACCAACGTACAGTCGGTTGTTGGTAGACGTGACCCACTCGCAGAAGTAATCCCATTGAGATTTATTCTGTTGTGTAAGTACTGCGGTCATAGTAGTTATGTATGCAATTCCATCCCACCCACCGCATAATGTTTAACTGTATTTTTTATAGTCTGACTGATTAAAAGTAGACCCGTTGTGTTGTGTAGGCTGAGGAGTACCCATTGAGGTGTTACCGTTAGCATCTACATTGACTTGTGTAGTAGAACCTTTCACACCACCATTTACTCCCGGCTGTGGAGCAGGTTGAGTTGGAGGAGGTGTCGGAGTATCTTTGTCTTTGTAGTTCTCAGCCTTAGGTTTCTTAGTATTAGGTACCGAAACATTAGGTGTAGGAGAACCACCGGTAGGACTCATAGCATTAGATACAGCCTTACCGATTTTCATTGCTGCAACTGCTGCAGCCAAAGGTGCAATAACAACCATTAGTAATCTCCCCCTGCTTTAGGGTATGCATTAGATCCTCGTGTCTTGTAAGACTTAATGGTCATACCATTACCAGGTACACCACCTGCAGCAGCCATTACCTTTTGACTGCCAGCCTTTGCTTTTTTCTTTAGTTGTTTGGCATTCATCTTAGAAGACTTTTTCATTTCTTTTTAATCTTCACGCAGTTGTTTACTGATTTGCCACCTTTCATTTTCATACCACGTTTGGCATAACCTTTCCAGCAGCTCTTTGCTTTAGCCATTAGTACATAAGGTCATTAGACCTTTCAAGTTTGAGCATTACATCTTGACGATAAGCAGGGTCATTGTCATAACGAGGATCAGCCATAGCCTGGACAACCTCCGCTTGAGAACGGTAGACATCACGAGGACTAAATGCATCACCACCTGTAATGAAGTCTTGAGAGTTCCATCCAGCTTGTTCTGACATACGATATGCCAATGCTTGTACAGCAAAGAAGCAAGCTGCAGGATCACCTTTCTGCATCACAGAGTCGTACAACTCCTGTTGATTTGAATCAAGATTCTGACCCGCCCAACGCATCATGTCTGCATACTGCTGTTCACCACCAACAACGTCATAGAGTTGTGCAGTTTCTTCAGTTGTCAATTCATGTGATTGGCTGGTCTCAGCACGTAGCTCAAGATAAGCTTGTGCAATATCAACAGGATCAGACTCAGCAAGTTTTTGCAGCGTCTCTTGATTCCACTCAGTCTGAGCTTCCTCCCACAGTGTATCCATGAGATTGAAGTCTTCAGTAGCTTCCTCTTGCTGCTCTTCAGGTTGCTGTTCCTGTTGAGTAGTCTCACCAGAGCTGAACTTCTGTTGGAGTTCAACATAAGCTTTCTCTAGTTCTTCAGCAGATTCATACTTACCAGCAAGTAGCTGGCTTTGTTCCTGCTCCATCTGTTCACCGACCTGGATGGAGTTGAGTTCTTCTTCGCTGAATTCAGGTTGTCCCTGATCAGGTTGATAGGTCAGAGTTGTCATATGCTGTAATTGTTTTCAAAGTACCGAGACCCACTTCAGTTACATATCCAGTTGAACGACCAAGCGTGGGTGTACCTGCTTTAGGTTTCTTGGCATATTTATTACCAGAGTTGGCAAGGTAACGTCGGTCTCTGACTGACAATTCCTTTACGTTCTCCGGTTCAACGGATGGTTGGAGATGTTCAGCCTTCTCAACTTGATTGAGTTCAGGCTTACGACGGCGCTTGGGCGGTCGGGTCGGTTTGTTGTCCTGCATTAGCTTTAATTTCGTTTGCTTGGAACTGGCTAGCCTGCTTTGCCATAGCAAGATCTTGTTCAGATTGAGCAGCTTGTTGTTGCTGTTGCTGTTGTTGACCTTGTACTTCCTCAGGAGACTTGACCAAGTTCAACGTATCGATACCTTGTGCAGTAGCGAGACGCTTGACCAATTCTTCTGGGTTGATATATGTCTGGATACTCTCTGGACCCATGGTCTGAGCAAGAGTCTGCAGGAACTGTGTCAAAGTTTCAGTGTCTTGACCACGTCCAACTGCATTAACACCAGCAATAATCGTAGGCTTAACCAGATCACTAGGGATCTTAGGAATAGAACCGGAGCGTTGCATGGTAGCAAGCTTACGGTTAAGATAAGGAACCAAGAACTCAACAGTCAGTAGACTAAATAGACCACCGAGTTGTTTCTCAAGTTCAGATTGAGTCATCCGTACTTCCTCAGCAGTCGTACGTTCAGAGTCACGGACATTCATTACAAGGAATGCTTCACTCAATCTCTTTTCAAAGATGTTTGATTGTTCAAGAGCAGTCCTAAAGTCTGCAGTCTTGCCAACCTGCACAACACCAATGTCATCAGGTCTACCCTGAACGATTGCACCGTTCCCTGCTTTAGCCAGGACGGCTGGTTTAGTTGTGCTGCTAGGAGATACAGTGAAGATCACTTTAGCGGCTGCTGCAGCGCCTTCTACAAGCGCCTGAGACAATGCTTCAAGAGACTTCAGATCACCTAGGAATTCCTCTACTCGACCACGACCATATGCTTCACCATCAACAGTGTTGAATCGAAGTGGGAGCCATGGGTTCTGATCAAGTGGAGCCTTACCGTAGCTGGTAGGAATGATCTTTCCATAGACCTCCTGATACCAAACTACTTTGGAACCCTGTCGTTTGACATGGGTATAGATTTCTACCTCCTCACCTTTGTAATCAGAAGACTTGTCATCTCCTACACGCTGGTCAGTCTTGTCTTGAATCTCTTTCGGTAGAAATTTTTCGATTAATTTTTTGGCGACTTTTTCTTTAGTAACGATCTCAGTTACGTTGCCATTACCATCACGGCATACGACATAACGATTGAGAGGATACATTTTAAGCTGATCCTTATTCATAAAGATCAAAGCGTTTCCGCCCACTACCAAGTGCTTCAATGCTTGGTGTACAACAACGCGATCATCACTAGCAGCAATGCTTTCCATGATGGTGCGTTCAATCTTTGCGAAAGATTGTTCCATCTCGGTCTTAACACCAGGACGGCTTTCGTACATTTCAGGTGGTACCTTACTTTCGTCTACTTGTAGTTTGAAGAAAGTAGTTTGAGGTGGCAGCAATGCAAGCATCAATTTTGAAGCCAGGGTGACAACACCCTTAGCTCCTACTGATTGCCATGGAGTAGGTAGGATACGTGTTCCTTTGTCGTAGTCTTCCTCACGTCGAATTAGGTAAGGAAGTGTGAGCATAGATGCTTCCCAAGCTTTATCAAGAAACTGGGAACGATCACCCTGCAACACGTCATACCTTTGTTTAGCTGTCATTTCAGGGAGTTAACAAAATTGTTCAGGTTTTTAATTGCTGGCTTTGGGTTACTGACAGAAGAATTGAAACGATCAAGCGATCTACCAAGTCTATTTACAGAATTAGTTGTAGACCTAGACATTACATTGGCAGCAGAGTTATAAGAACCAATAGTATTCTTAGGGTTCCACTTCCTCTTATCGTAGATGTTATCTCCAGATGCTTTGTACTCGTAGATCTTCTTAGGGTTACCGTTCTTTTTGGTTCTACCACTAGGAGCAGCAACCTTTTGACGAGAGACACCACCAGGAAGTTTAATCTTTGGCATCTGTGGAGCCTTAGGTCTATCGGGTAGGTTTGAATTAGGACCGTAGTTGGCTTTAATGTACTGACGGTTAGCTTGTTCAGTAGTGAACTTACCTTTCTTCTTAGCACCAGGGATAAGAAGTTCTTTAGGTTCTCGTTTCTCAAGCTGCTTGATTAACTTAGCATTAGCTTTTTGAGATTCAGAACCTTGGTAATCACTGAAGTCTCCACCACCATCGCCATTTTTCTTAGATGGTTCACTAGGAGTCTGCTGACCACCACTGAAAGAAGCATTGATGTCAATACCTTTGTTCTTCTCTACCCACTTTACATACGTTCTGATGTCACTCTTAGAGTTGAAGTTGGATGGTGCATCCTTAGACTTCATGAATTCTTTAAAGTAAGTAGTGTTTTTATATGCATCAAAGTCAGTCTGAGTCTCCTCTACAAAAGGGTTAGTAGAATAGTTTTGCTTAGTCCCTTTTTTAATTTTAAATTTATCGTTTGAGAATTGATTCGGCTGCGTGCCGGTCATTTCATAGTATCTACTCATTAGTTTCCAACCGTTGGAGTAACCACTCAACTACTGAACGTTGACCTGATCGATACATGATCGATTCAATACTGTCAGTAGGAGTGGGTGTGATGGGTGGGAATAAATCTTCAAGCTCTTTGACCATGGCATGGTGTTCCACGCCAAGCGTCTCAAGCATACTGAGGGAGGTTGACATTAGAATGTTCAAAGAATGCTGGCATCCGTGCAGCCTGTGTCTCATTCAGTCCGGGAGCTTTCCCTTCATACATCAGACGATCACTGGAATCCAGCCAAAATTTTTTGTCTAAATATTTATCGGCTGATTTACCAAGAGGTTGCATCACCCAGTTAATAGTAGCCTTGCGGAGTTTATCCAGTGAGGGAGAAGCATTGAGTCCAAGCTCAGCACACACAAGACTATTAGTTGCAACATGAATTTGTTCATCACGGCTTATATCTGCGCTGACCGTTCGCATGCCAGCGTCACCATTAAAGCGGAAGAATGGTAGAAGAACGAAGAAGATTGCACGCTCGGCAACCATTGCTTTAAGAATCGTGTGATCCGGATGCTTCGTCCATGCATCCCTGAGAGCCAAGGCTTCTTTCTCAGCCTTTTCATCAACGCCGTAAGCATCGGCGATATAACCAAGAGCGAGATCGTGGTTCTCCTCATCTGTAACGTTCGAGAGTAGAAGCTCTCTTGATACAGTCGGAACGTCAGAGGCCAAAGCATCTTTAATAAAATCTCCCACAGGTAGTTCCATATGTCGCAATGCAAGAGCACGGAGGATTGTCTCCTCCGCACCAGACTTGCACATACCAGCAACAGGTTTCACTGGTGTCCATTTGCGCTTTCGCGCCATCAATTTCTGATAAGGGTTCATTCTGCACAATCACATTGAGGTTCAGGTTCTAACACTGAGTCCATGAAGAGTTCGTTCAGATAATCATCCACTTCCTCCTCACTAAGAGCAGCGTAAGCATTAGATTTATCCTGAACATCACCCATCACTTGCAGTGAATAATAAAGAGATGTTTGTGGAGACCTAAGCCACTCTTCAATAAA